AGCGTGAGTAGGGAGGAGCTCCTGGCATTAGCCAGGGGCATTATATTGTCAACTAGGAGGAGTAAATGGAAATAGTCGTTGAAGTAAAAGATGTTTATGGGAAGCCTTTGGTTTACCCAGTGAGTGAGGAAGCTTCATTGTTTGCAATGATCGCTGAATCAAAAACATTAACACCAAGAGTTCTGGACATAATCGAAGATCTAGGTTTTAAGATTGTGGAAAGAAGATCTCATTTAAAAGAAGCGAGGGAGGTTATATGATTAAAGGTTTTGAAAAATGGGTTGAGTATGGGGAGCATTCAAGTATTCCTAATTATTACTATGACAGTGTTCTTGGATCAACAGATCACAATGAGATTGTTTATAAAAAAACATTTCATAGTTTTGATGCTCTTGAAATGTTTTGGTTTGCGTGTTTATTTAATAAAAACTTCAAATCAAAAGTAATTGGCAAGAGTATTTTGTATTGGAAAAAGGAGGAGAAATGATTACTTATGAAAGAAAAAAAGTTAGATATTTTAAACAATTGGCAGAGTCTTTTGACTCGGCTGCAGCAAACATGGAGATTCTCGATAAGATCTATAAAGTTTTATTGCATGAGCGAAGTGAAGCTGAAATCAATTTGGCAAATTTACAAAAGGAAAATTATAAGCAATTAACAGTAGCTAGCAATAAAAGAGAAAAAGATCTTTTTTATTTTAGATATAAATCTGAATTTAATCTTGCAGATAAAATTTTGAAATTACACTGGGAGGAGAAATGAAGATAGTAGATCAAAGTGCAGAAACCTACAGTGTATTGAGATTCAAAGTTTCTCAGATCAATGTGCTGCTGCATAATTTAGAATCGCATATAAGAGCGATCTCAGAATCTCGAGGTGATCAAGATGATGAGCAGATCAAGAATCTGTATGAAACATTAGATCAAGTAAGGATCGAGAATCTAAGATTTAATCATTTAATTGAACAACTACCGGAGGTTAAAAATGGATCTCATTGAAGAGAAAGATGCTTATACAGATTTTCAAGACGAGTGCGCTCATTTTCCAAAAGACATTTGGCACTTAACTCGTGATCTAGTTACTAAAGGAATGTCCAGATCTGAAGCAGTTGAACAGGGAGAACGCTGGTTAGCTGAACGTAAACTGGTTCTGGCTCAAGCGAAGAGCTTTAACCTTTTTTTTCCGTCAAGATGATACATATAATATCATTTGATACTAAAAATAGCATATAATAGGGGCCAATATGAATAAAACTACTAACACAAAAGATATGACACATGACCAATGGCTTGAAGCCAGGCGCCATGGAATAGGCGGATCGGACGCTGGTGCGATCCTTGGATTAAGTAAATGGAAGTCCCCCCTGGATGTTTACCTAGATAAGATTGGTAGCGCAGAAGATACACCAGATAGCGAAAGGATGTATTGGGGCCGTACCATGGAAGCTATAGTTGCTACTGAATATGAGAAGCGAACTGGTAATAAGGTCCGTCGCAACAATAGGATCCTCAAACATAAGGACCATGATTTTATTCTTGCTAACCTAGATCGTGAGATCGTTGGAAAGAATGGAATCCTAGAAGTTAAGACTTCTGGTTACTCTCCAGATTGGGGAGATTTAGGATCTACTGACATACCAGAATATTATCTGGCCCAGGTTTACCATTACATGGCAGTGACTGATACTGAGTTTGCAGATGTAGCAGTTCTGATCAATGGCAATGACTTTAGGATCTATCACATACCAAGAGATCAAGAAATTATAGATCACCTGGTTAATGCCGAAGTTAAATTTTGGCATGAGTATGTACTCGCTGGGATTCAACCAGATCCAATTAATGCTGCAGATATTAAAAACAAATGGCCACATGACAATGGTGACACTTTGATCTCCACCAATGGAATCACAAAGAAGTGTTCTAGGTTAAGCGGCATTAAAACAAAAATTAAAGATCTCAAAAAGCTTGAAGCTGATACTCAACTTGAGATCCAAAAAGAGATGGCTGATCATTCATTCTTAGAAGATGATAAAGGCCAACTCCTCGCGACCTGGAAGGAGAGCTCCAGGGTTAGCGTTGACACCAAGCGGCTCAAAGAGGATGGATATTATGAGCATTATTCCAAAGAATCTTCGAGCCGCACCTTTCGTTTAAAAACATAGGAGAAATATATGGGAGATAAAAGCTTAACAAAAGTGATGGCAGCTAAGTTCGATATGGAACCAGCACCATTTATTAAAGCGCTTAAAGAAACTGCAGTCCCACCTAATATAAGTGATGGACAATTTGCAGCCTTTCTTATAGTCGCTAAAGAACACGACTTAAATCCTCTTACCAGGGAGATCTTTGCGTTTCCTTCCCAGGGTGGTATTCGTCCGATCGTTTCAATTGATGGTTGGATGAAGCTTATTAATAGACACCCAAATTACAATGGAATGAAAACCACTGATAACTTAGATAAAGATGGAAATCTTATTTCGATTACTGTTCAGATGTTTAGGAAGGATCGAGATCATTCGATTGAAGTTACTGAATACATGAAAGAGTGTATGAGAAACAATCAAGTTTGGAAACAATGGCCGGCAAGGATGCTGCGACACAAAGCAATGATCCAAGCAGCCAGAATCGCATTCTCATTTAGTGGTATTGAAGATCAAGATGAGTTTGAGCGTGGTGATCATGCTGAAAATGTTGTAGTTATAGATCAAGAAGTAAAAGGTGCTGAAGCAATGAAGCAAAAACTAATCAATAAAGGAGATCAAGATGTCCCTAAAGACAAGAATATTAAAAAAGCTAGTTGAAGCCTGGCCGAATGGCGGTGTTACCGCTTTTGATTTTCCACCAGGAACTTCACTAACTCAACGAATTGCTGATCTAAAACATAAAGATGGGTTCGATATTAAAACTGTTGAAGAACCTCATACAGATGTTGAGGGTAACAAAGGTTGGCATGCGCTATATAAATTAATTAATTACACAGGAGAATAAGATGGCAGAAAAATTATATAACTTGAAAGTAAAAAATGGCACATACATGAAGGATGGAGAGGAGAAACAAAACTATCTTGCTGTAGGAGTTGTTCTTAAAGGTGACTATGGTCCTTACATGATATTGGACAAAACATTTAATCCAGCTGGAATAGAAACAGATCTTGGAAAAACTGGAATATCTATTTCAATGTTTAAGGATGAGCCAAGGCAAGCTGCGCCAAAAATAACACCACCACAAATAACACCGCCAGATGATGATCCTTTTTAAACGTGTCGCAATTGGCATTTACTTTATTGCTATCCTGGCTATCGCTGGTGAAATGGATTACCAGGACGCAATATTTGAACATGAGTTCTACATTCAGAAGGTTTGCTCTGGTGAGATCTCGGATCATAAGCAAATCAAACCGGAGTGTTAAATGGAACCCTATAAACATAAATTTTTAAGAGTTCAACAGGTAGCAAAAATGTTAGATCTATCTGTCCCTTCTATTTATAGATTACAGAAAAATGGTATAATCCCTCCATCTCGAACAGTTGCTGGAAGTCAGCGTTGGATTTATAGTGAAATGGTAGAGTATTTAGATGAGTGTGTAGCTACTCCAAATTAGATCAATCTGTGCTATTAACTGTGCTACTCGTGATATTGAATAATTCTAAACCCCTTTCCCATAAGGTATAACGACAATTTAGAGGATGCCGTCCGACGGCACCAGAAAAAATACATCAAGCAGTCTTAATGGCTGCTTTTTTGTTGCCTGTAAGCCGCTTATAGGACAAATTGATACTCTCGTTATCTCTTAAAATATATCAAGTGAATCATTATATATTGGTGTAAACTGTGCTACTGACTGTGCTACTCAATAAATTATGCTATCTGATCGTACAATTAAATCAATTAAGCCTGGTGATAAGGAGAAATTTAAAGCAGATTATAATGGGTTATATTTAAGAACTGCCCCGCTTCACCAAGGAGGAAGTAAGTCTTGGAGATTCAGATTTAAGAAAACATCTAAACGCATGGGTAAATATCCAGAAATCACATTAGATGAAGCAAGAGAATTAGTAAGAGGATATAAAAAAGATATAGCCAAAGGAATAGATCCATTTAAAAAGAAAGAAAAAGAATTGGAAGTGGCTTCAGACTTTTTAGAGCCGTATAGAATCCTTAAAGGCCTAGATAAAGAAAGCAAAGCTTATACAGATACAGTTAGAGATATTGGATATTTAACTGAACATTTAGGTGATCATCCTCCACATAGTTATTCAAAGCTAGAGATCAATAGTTTTATAAGAGCTCGCTGCCAAGATGTTAAAACTTCCACTGTCCGTAAAGAGCTGAATTTAATTTCAGCAGTCTTTAATTTGGTTTATGAAGAACATGAAATAGATCACTTCCTCCGATTTCGGAAACTTAACATACCCAACTTAGGTTTAGATAGTGAGGATCGAGATGATTTTACTTCTGATCAGCTAACTTTCGTAAGAGATATTGTTGCTGGATCTAATAATAAAGTTGAGCAGATCATCGGCTTATTAATTGACACTGGAATGAGATCTTCCGAGGCTGTAGGATTAACTTCTGAGGATATAAAATTAGGAACAATACCTCATGTAATCTTACATAAGAATCCCATGCGTAGGCTAAAGAATAGAAGCTCTCAAAGGATTATTCCCTTGGTTGGATCTTCCCTGGCTACAGCTCAATGCCTGGATCTTTCACAAGAGTGGATCTTCCCCCGGTATTTAAAAACATTACGAGGAAAAGATAGTGCAAACGCTGCTGTTAATAAAAGGCTGCATAAAATTTTAGGACCAAATTCTCCAACCTCACATTCATTTCGTCATACTCTAACTACTAGGTTAAGATCTGTTGAATGTCCGAAAGATATTAGAAAAGAAATAGGTGGTTGGGCCAATGAGCAGTCAGAGCTGTATGGAACCCCAGGAGATATAATAAACAAAGCTGGTTATATTGAGAGATCTTTAGATTGGGTTACTGAGATCTTATAAGTTTTAAAGAAGCTGTGTTCCTTCCGATCTCGCCAAAGTCTTTGTGATGGATTATGCAGCTCATGTCGCGAGCCGATCTATAACCCATGGCACTATGCCAGGCATCCTTTCCAGCTAAAGTTCTGAATGACTCCCACAATACACCAGGAAATTCCATAGCTTGTTTGTTATGGATGTGGCCAGTGTACCAATATCTAAAATCAGCTCGGCCCCATTCCTTCGGTTTATCTGCAGCCATAATGCCTGGGAGCTTTTCTGGTTTAGCTGTGTCCCCATGAGTAGATCCAATTAGTATTTTTCCAAACTCATAGTACCAATACTTAGATGGAGAAGTATCAACTGTTACCCTGGGTTCATTTCTGAAGTAAGACTCGATTGCTATACCCAGGAATAAACTAGAATTAGAATCATGATTTCCACAAATGTTCTTAACTGTGACATGCTTGTGTTTAGCTAGTGCTGACATAACAAGCTCGATCATTAAGTTAATACCAACCTTTAAAACCTTGTGCCATCTTCCATCAACGTCGAGTGCGTTGCCACCACGTTCAGTTCTGTTTTGAGGGTTATCAGAATGATAGAAATCTCCAAGCTGCAGCACCAGGCATTCATCAGTAGAAGGTGATCTTTCCACCAACATTTTGGTAGCTTTCTGTAGGTCCCTGGTTGCTATCTTCAGATCAAAGTCCTCACCACTTTCCTCTCTGTGGGCAAGCATTCCAATATGAGGATCCCCCATTGGATAAACTGCAAGTAGATCTGTATCAACTTCTTTTGGAGGTGACACTGGCGCAGCTGAAAAGTCTGATAACATTTCATTAAACACCCTGGCGATCTCTTCTGGATCTGCAGCATCTTGCTGAGTCTTAACCCATTGGACTTTAACTTGGCCTTCATCACCATATAAAGTAGATACCCCTTTAACATTAAAACCCTGGGCAGCCAGGTGACTCATATCAGCTTCTGGAGCAATACCTTGTTTAGCAGCTCTCTTTCTGAGTATTCTTAATGTTGCGCTAACATTTTGATGTGCAATCCCTAAAACAGAAGCTACCTTCTTAACGGATCCAAGCTCTTTGTAAAGCTTTAGTTTAGTTCGCTGAGATTCGGAATTACAAAACTCCAGGAGATGTTCCATTATCTGCGAGAGGTTATGCTGCTTCCAAAATATAAACCGACAACTGCCATAATTGCGTGACTTAACCACTCTGGAGTAACGACACCCTCAAGTTCCACCCAAGTTGTAATATCTTTTGTAAAGTCCAAGAAAAGCAATTTAAAGCCTTCAGTTGAGATCACTGGGACCTGGGTGCTCTGGCCTAGCAGTGGCGCTACAATAATAAACATAGCCATTACCATAAACGAAACTACCAGGAATTTACGAGTCCAGTTAGCGTGAGGTGTGTTCCACTCTCTAGCTGCGGACTTTGATAATTCATTCTCTCTGCCAGCTTCCAGGGCCATCTTCCATTGCTCTGCTTTATCAGCATTAGATTGGGACCAGATACGCATAACAGCACCACCTACTGTGCTACCCAGCATAGTGACGACCTCCATTGGAATCCCAAACATCAGCCGATATAATTTACTAAAATACCAACGATAACAATCGCACCGAAGATCATTACAGATTTATTCTTCATTAGTTTTTCGATTTGTTCTTTCATTGTTACTCCTTATATGTGTGAATAATATTTATCATTTGATCAAGTTTCTGATCAATTCGTAGAAACATAGCTTTGTTATCAGCCTGGTATTCTGCGATCTGGGACTTCATTGCTGCTTGATTACTTTGGAGAATAGCAACGTCTTTCTCTATTTCGGAAACATACATGACAGCGCCAATTAACATGACGGCTAAAGTAGCTAGGGTTTGGATCTTATTAAATGATGCGTCTGTCCATTTGTTCATAATTTTATCTTATCTAAAATAGTGCCTTCAATTTTGGCCAATATCCTAACTCCACTATAGCCACAAACAAATGCTATAGCTAGTGCCACCTCTGCTCCAAAACCATATTGTGCCATTAGTGCTGGTATAAAAAACTCTGCAGCCACCCAACCGATCAATACTGAAGCAACAATATCTTTAACTGGAGTCTTTCTTCGCATCGCTGCGTTACATATTCCACCAGTTCCAGCTGCTCCAATACAACAAGCTTTTGATCCAAACATTGCTATTAATTCTGCTACCATTATTACCTCCTATGTGATTAGAAGAAAGTTACTCATCCTAGTTCCTTATTCGTTGATTTCTTTTTCTTTTTCTTTGTATCAGCCTTCTTTAAAGATGTGATCTGCTTCTTTAAATTAGTGATAGTATTTTTTATATTCTTGTTTTGCTTCACAAGAGTGGTGTTTGTCTTTCTAACTTTCTCAACCATCTGAGTAAGCTGTTCTATCTGTGTAGATGTAACAACTAATCCGTCAATAACATTGGCGAGATCTATGCGCATCCTAATTTGATTCTCTAGTACAGATTCTTGATTACTCTTTTGATATGCGGAGTAGAGTGTTTCAACCTTGCTATCAATCTTAGACACATACCAAACTAAACCGATGGCTTGAATTGAAACCGCCAGGATGATCGCTAGAGGTATTTTCATTCCATTCATTCTTTACTCCACTTAAATGTTTGAGTAGCCTTTATAGTTGGGTTGTCAATATTGTTGGCTTTAGATTGAGCTGATACAGTTGTGGTGTTAGGAAAGACACTACACCCAGCCATTATTAAAACTATAAACCCAGCTATAAGATTTTTAAAAAGTCTGCCGCTCATTATTCAATTCCTTTAGGCATAACCTTACTACTTATTAATTTATTAAATTCAGCTTGTCCTTTTACTGTTTCATTTCTAAAAGATTCAAGTGCTGCTGATTGACTTCTATTAGTATTAGACATTTCAACTTGTAACATTGGCATAAAAGATATAGCACAAGACCAATCATCTACGTGCTCACCTGTGTTTGGATCTAAACCAACCATCTTGGTGTACCACATACATCTATAAATTTTATTATCACGTATCTCTTCACATTCGCTTCCTAGTGGACAAGTAAATTCTACTTCTAACTCATTCTTTCCCTTTGGCATAATCTAATCCAAAAAGTAATTTGCGTACATATTTTTCATTCTGTGTCTAAACTTGTGTATGCTTGGACTAAAAGTAAAAGCGTTTATATTATTTACTTTTTTTATAAATTCAAGTTCCTTTTCAGTAGCATCTCTATTGATAATCTCTACTTCTCTTTCACTATCGTAAAGAGGAATTAAATGGGCAAGAGGAGTTCCAGCTTTTATTATTACTTCACCATCTTCTTTGTGCCAATTTAGTTGTACATTTAATTCAATTGATTCTGCTGGATCTAAAATTCCCATTGAACAATCAAAGTCAAACTGGTCGGGATAAGGCACAGGTAACATCAATAGCTTTACTCCCTTTGGTGCAATAACATTTAAAGGTGAATTAATCTTTACAAGGGTGCTTATCTGCCCCTCACGTTTAGGAATCCACTTTGCTAAATTATCGAATTGAGCATCAATAGGAGTTGTTTCATACATACCCTCGTGATCAGCTTCCATTGGAGCTCTCCAAGAAAATCCTTCTTCGCCCTTTTTAGTTGTTATAGCAACATCAAACCAAGAAGTAATAATATAACCTCGCTTTAATAATGAAAAGATGCCTGGGCATCGCACAACATGAGTCTGCTTTTGCATCTCTTGACGATTTTCTTTGTAGTCAGCCATTGCAGCATCAACCCACTTTCGCTTGTACTGACTAGCTTCTAGTATAGGAAACATCTCTGCTACACCTTTTATCCTACTTACAAACTCAATTTTTATTGGTTTCTTTTTCTTAAACATGCTCTCACCCTCCCCGAGTTACTAAAGATTATTCTTTCGGGTATTTATCCTTGGTCGATTTGATGGTGGCTTTCCAAGCATCTATGCCATTATGGTAAATATCATCAAGTTGGTCTACTACTTCGGGATATTCATTTTGTCTTTTCCATTGATAAGTAGCAGCTTCAGCCAATAGTTCAGCTCGTTTTTCTTCTGACGCAGTAGCATCTGCTGTTACTTTAGTTGCGTGATCATCTGTAATAGTGGAATAATCTGAGATGCTTGTTATGGCTTCATTTGGTGTACCATCATTATATTCAATCTCACCATTCGTACCATCAAACTGAACTGCGTGTACATTTGAATCTAGTACAACAGTATCAAGTGTTAATGCCACACCATCTACTATTACTGTTTTATCGTCTTTAATTATTGTTAATGTTGTCATATGATCTCCTATGCGTCTTTACTACAAATAATTACATCAATATATGCTGGTGCAGTTATTGTATGTGTGTGTGCTCCAGCCGAACCAGTAGCTCCTGGAGTAGTTGAGCCTGTAGCTCCTGGAGTAGTTGATGCTGAAGTTCCCGATAAGCTGTGAGAGTGAGAACTACTTCCACCTTGTCCACCAATTTGAACTGAATCGGATGCGCCTGCTGTAGATGGCCCATCTGTACTTGTCTGTGAAGCAAGGTAAGCTCCATGTATTGCATCATTAGTCATAAAACCACCACTGGTACCACTTGAACCATGGCCACCTGATGGGTGCTCTCTCCAAGGGTGTCCATGAGAAGGCATCTCACTTATGGATAATGTATGTGCTCCAGCAGCTAAAGATCCACCTCCATGAGTATGGGCAGCTGATGTGTGAGTATGTGCTGCTGAAGTATGCGTGTGAGCGCCTTGAGAGTCTGTTGTTAATCCACTAGCTGTTGCCCAAACACCTCCAGTTCCACCTCCAGTTCCCGAAACAACTCTTAGTACCTTATCATTTTGGGATGTTAATTTTGTCCATCCTGTTGGTGCTGCTGATTGGAAGAAACACATAACAGTACCATTAGGAATAAAATCTTCCATTGTTACTGTGGCCCAAGTTAAGCCACCTGTATCGCCCGATTGCTTACTAAGAAACTGACCATTGCTACCAGCATTTGAAATCTTTAAATTAGCTTCATCTACAATGTTATCTACTATTACAGTAGCTCCATCTGCTGTCGATGTCACCTCTCCAGAATGGTTTGGGTGAGTGTAGTTGTTTGCACTTGCAGCTATACCATTTAACTTAGTATGATCAGCATCTGTAAATGTGTTTGAATCTGAAGTCCCTTCGACTAGAGCTACTATTTCAGCACCAGTTCTAGGTAAAGCAAAGCCACCAGCAGTAGAACCATCATGGACTACTAAAGTGTCTTTGTCTGTATCAACTGTTACTTCTCGAACAGCTCCTGTGAACGAAGAGTGCTGGGAGGTCGTTCCGCCTCTTAGTTGTAAAAGTTTACTCATTTATAGACCTCCAAAGTCAAGTTGTAAATTAGAACCCGAAATGGTTCCTATATTAGTCATGTTGTTATTCTGACCATCTAAAGCACCGCCCAATTGTGGTGTGGTATCTGAAGCCACATCATTTATGCCAGCACTAATAGTTCCCCAAGTAGATCCTGTATAGTATTTCAATACATTGTTCGTTGAGTCGTACCATAGATCACCTTCACTTGGACTCCCTGGGGCAGAAGAAGCTATTGTGTATTCATTAGCATATCGATTAACATCAGCGATTGAATCAGCAACAGTATTCATATTAGTTACATTGTCTGCTGTACCTAATGTATTCATATCGGTTACTACATCTGCTGTTGCTAAAACATTAAGATCGGTTACAACATCGGCAGTTCCTAAAATTGCTAAATCGGCTACGGCAGCAGCTGTTCCGAGTCTACCTATTTCAGTTGCCTTTCCAGCTACAGCACCAATATCACTAGCGTCTGCTGCAACAGCATTAATATTAGTAGCATTACTAGCAACAGAATTAACATTGGCTATTGCTCCTCCTACAGTATTTACATTTGCAATTGATCCACCAGCAAGATTAACATTAGCAATATTAGTAGCTACTGTATTGACATTCGTTATCGCATTTCCAACAGTCGATATTGAGTTACCAGAACCTGTAGTAACCGCTACTGCAATAGAACCTAAATCTTCAGAATAAACAAGGTCACCAGCCACAATATCAATGTTTGCTTGGTTAGCTGCTGAAGGTGCGGTTGCTGCCCAAGTGCTTGATCCAGTGTTATAAGCTCTTAATTCGTGAGATGTTGAGTTCCACCATAGATCACCCTCACCTAAAGATGAAGTAGGAGCAGAGCCAGCTATTCTATATTTTTCAGCAAAACTATTAACGTCAGCTATATTGGTAGCTGTTGTATTTATGTTTGTTAAAGCACCAGCAACGCTGGTTACATTTGAGTTAATTCCAGCTACTGTATTTACATTTGAAATATTAGTAGCGACTGTATCCATATTGGTTACATTAGAGCTGGTAGCCAGGGTATTCATATCACTAACAATGTCTGAAGTAGCTAATGTGTTTAAATCAGAAATAATGTCAGAGTTAGCCAGGGTATTCATATCACTAACTATATCGGCAGTCGCCAAAGTATTCATATCAGATACAACATCTGCAGTACCTAATATTGCAAGATCTGCTACAGCGTCTGCGGTTCCTAATCTTCCAATTTCTGTTGCCTTGGCTGCAACTGCTCCAATATCTGTAGCATCAGCTGCAACTGCATTTATGTTAGTAGCGTTTCCAGCAACTGAAGTTACGTTAGAAGAAATTCCCGCAACAGTTGTTATGTTTCCAGAAATACCAGCTAGGGTATTCATATTGGTTACATTAGAAGATGAAGCTAGGGTGTTCATATCTGAAACTACATCCGCGGTACCTAATGTATTTAGATCACTAACTACGTCTGCGGTAGCTAATGTATTTAGATCCGCTACGACATCAGCAGTTCCTAAAGTATTAAGGTCTGCGACTACATCCGCGGTTCCTAAAATAGCTAAATCAGCCACAGCATCGGCAGTACCTAATCTTCCGATCTCTGTCGCTTTTCCAGCAACAGCTCCAATATCGGTAGCATCTGCAGCTACAGCTGTTACATTAGAAGCTATGCCAGCAACTGTAGATACGTTAGCATTTATGCCAGCTACTGTAGATACGTTTGCATTGTTTCCAGCAACAGTGGTCACATTAGCAGCAATTCCAGCTACTGTATTTATATTTGTTGTTATATCTGCAAGACTATTAACATTCGCAATAGTTGGTCCAGCTTCTGGAGCTCCTGTTGTTGCATTGAATCCCAGGACTGTTCCTTTACGTGTATTTTTAACTGGAAGCGTTAGATCTATAGATGTATCATCAAACTGATCAACAGTTAAAGTATTGTTATTAACTTGATCTTCTAATTGCTGGGCCATCATGACAACCTTATCCAGATCGTCGTTTAATGTTTCAGCGCGGAAGGTTCCACCAGTTTGGTAATCAGAACTTCTTGATACTGGAACATCTCTATAGATCGTTACAATCTCTCCAACTGAAGCGCCAGTACCCAGGACAACATTTCCTCCATTTGACGTTCCAGCACCAGTAACAGTGTAATGGGTTGTTAGTGTTTTAAGTGTTGATCCAATATATACTTTTATATCCGTATTAACAAATATTGGAAAAGCATACGCAAATGTCGTCTGACTAGCGGTAGCAGTGTACTGAGCTCTTGGGGTTATATCACCTACTGTTAATGTTGCCATTTATAAAACTCCTGTTTGTGTCATGTCTGGCGCACTATCTGGTGTAGCCGATCCTGGCTTCCACCAATAAGATTGTCCATAATCTTTTTGTCTTTTCTTCATTTGATTCCTAAATTTCTTGTATGCTTTAGGATCCATCATTTTTTGTAATTGATCTAAAATAGCACGTTCATAGACTCCTCTTATATACCACACCGAACTACCAGGTGTATAACGTCGTAGGAATTGTATCATATCAGCGCTAATATTTGTATCTTTACCAGAAACAAATTTTTGTAGATTACCTATACTTAATTTCGCAAGATCATCAACTAATCCAAATCCTGGGCCGACTAATGTTTTTGTAAAGCTACTTCCAAACCTTGATTGATCTGAATGTAAGAAATCACCAAAGATACCAAGGCCACCACCTTGAAGATGTGCAGCTGCCCAAAACTTTGGATCGGTCATATCTCTTGGGTTTCTTCCTTTAGCTATTTCTTTAGCCTGGAGCGCAATAGCACCAAACACCATTAATCCAATTGATAGCTCTGCTAAGTATTGTATCTTGCTACCTAAAGCTCTTTGTGAAGCTCCTCTATAAAGTTGCTTAGTAATCATAAGAACTGGAAATGACTTATACATAGCTACTGTCCTGGTTACTTCACCTAAACCACCTCTTCTTGCTCCCAGGGTAGCAATTGCTTGAGATCTAAAATCTGGCATTAAAACTGCATGATCAACTTCACCTAATACCATTTCATGAACTTTTGAAGTTAATGTATTTTTTACTTTTGGATCAAGATCTTCTCGTTTTAATAAATTTTCTATGGACCAATACTTTGCCCCTTTATGATTAATAGCTTCAGTGGCTCTAATCATGTCCCATTCTTCTGAAGTAATTCTGTATCTCTCTAAAGCTTCTCGACGTTTCTTTG